TTTTAGTTCTTAAAAAAGCCGAAGAACTCTATAAATCCTCTAGCCTAGCTAAAGGGGATTGGGCTAAAATTCATTCCAAATTGAAACGTGAAGGCTATTCTGAAGAGAGTGCCGACAAAATCGATGGGGCTATTAAAGCCAAAATGAATAAGTCCGATGAACAGGGCAATAACCCTGATGCTGCTGCCGACGCAAAACTTGGTGAGCAAGTTGAACAAGACGTGCAGCAGCACGAAGAAAGCAATTCAGATCCAGCTCATGGCCAAAAAGAAATGAAAGGTCATATTAAATTGGCTAAGTTTGTGGGTCGCATGGAGCACAAAAAAGGTCTAGCTAAGGCTGAGGAAGATGCCTCTAAAATGAGTGGAAAAACAGGTATGGTACGCGCAACAACTGAAAGTAATCAAAATCAAGTTGGTGTAAATCAGACAGGAAATAACGGTCGAAGCGGTGGAATGAGTGAAGCAGGAAATTTAGTTAGAAATGCTGCACATTCTATGCCTAAAAGAGCTGCGGAAGCAATTGGCCGAGCTAAACAAATTCATTCAGATACATTGGGCTCATTGAAAGCTCAACCTAAACCAAAGCTTCCAGGATAATATAATGGCTAAGGAAAAGAAAAATCAAGAATTTAAATCAGACGACATGAGCTTAGAAGAAGCTCGTCAATGGAGAGCTTCGCTTTATAAGCCAACTCCAAAGGTTTTAAATGAAGATCAAAAAAGAGAAGCTTTTCGTATTTTTTGGGCTGCAAATAAGTCTAAGTATGAAAAAGCTAGATCTATTGAAAAAGCGCTTTGGCTACATTTAAAAGCAATCAATATGGATTCGCCAGAAAGTTTTGCTAACGGATTAGCTAATTTTGGCCTTAAAAAGATTAAGTAATAGGAGATATTAAGATGTCACAAAGAATCGTCACCCCATGGTTAAATACAAATGTTCCAGGCGCTTACACCAATACTACGGTGATTTCAAATGCATCTGGATTGGCTACTTCAGGCGTAGTTCTCATTATGGGAGAAGCTGCTGGTGGTCCAGACTACACTAAAGTCACTTTAGCGAATAACTTTTTCGGTCCTTCTGCAATCAATACTGTTAGAAGCATTTATACTTCTGGTCCAATCGTTGATGCTTTCACTGCATTAGCTGCTTCAAGCAATGATCCAGATATTACCGGCGCTCCTTCTTCAATCTACATTGTTAAGACCAATAAAGGTGCTCAAGCTTCTTCTGCTATTAACACTCACTCAGCATCTGTTTACGGAACCTTGCAAGCTTTAAATTACGGTGTTGGTGGAAACCAATACAGCTACACAATTACTTCACTTCAAGCTGAAGTTGCTCCAATGGTTGATGGAAATACCATCACTTCATACAGTGGTCTTTCTGGTGCTGCATTTACAGTTCGAGTTAACGGTGGTCCAGCTGTAGTTATTACTCCGAGTGGAACTATCACCAACGTAGCCACTCTCGTTACTTCTTTGAACACAGCTTTCACTGGTGCTTCAGTAAACTTAGTTGCTGCTCCGGGCACTGCTTCAAATACTATTTCAATCAGCGTGCCAGCTGATGCCGCTGCTTATGCAGCTGGATCTGGAAAATCATTCGAGTTAATCGATTCTACTCCAGGTGATTTAGCCGCACTTGGACTTACTGCTGGCACTACCTTCTCTTCTGAAGAACCTTCAGTTGAAGTTAAAATCGTTAACTCTAGCGCAAACGTTAATCAGACCTTCAATATTGCTCCAGTAATCGCTCTCTCAATGGGCTATGAAGGAACAAGCGGAACTGTTACTGTAAGCTCCACTATGCTTACTACCACTGTAGTAGGTGGAACTGGATCAAATCTTTCTATTGAATTGAGCCAATTCACTACTATCGGTCAATTAGCGGCTTTCATCAATTCTCAACCAGGATATTCTGCTAGTGCAAACGCTGCAGTAAATTCAACTCCTCCATCTGCTCTTGACGAAGTTACCGCTGTAGGTATCGCTTCTTCTTCAGGCGCTCAACCAGGACGTATTAAGAACTCTGTTGCTGCTTTCGAGGCCGCTCTTGCTACCTCTACCGCAGTAAGCTTCAGTAATACTGCAGTTCAGGGCCTTCCTGATCCAGCTGCTCTTACTTATCTTGCTGGCGGACAACTTGGACCTACCCTTGCTGCTGATATCGTAAACGCAATTGCTCAATTCGCGGGAATTCAAGTGAACATCATTGTTCCATTGTTTTCTCAAGATGCAAGTGCAGACATCGCTGCAGGTAACACAGATCCAGGATCTACTTACACTATCGATGCGGTAAATGAGTTGTTGAAATCTCACTGTATTCAGTATTCAACTCCTACTCTTAAACGCAATCGTATGGCGATGTTGTCAATCAATGATACTTACGCAAACTGTAAAGTTCAAGCCCAAGAGCTTGCTAACTATCGTTGTACTTTAGCTTGCCAACAAGTTACTCAAATTAACTCTGCTGGTGTTAGCACACTGTTCTTACCTTGGTACGCTGCTTGTTTAGCTGCTGGTATGCAAACTGCCGGTTTCTATAAATCAATCTGCAATCATTTAACCAACGCAATTTCTTTCCAAGATCCTGCTGGTTACAATTCTGGCGATCCAGATGATGTCTCTGATGCTTTGACTGCAGGACTTCAAGTTCTTGCTCAAAACACTTCAGGTATCCTTTGGGTATCAGATCAAACCACTTACGGATTGGATAGCAACTTTGTATACAATTCAATTCAAGCAGTTTATCTCTCTGATATTCTGTCTCTTGACTTAGCACAAAGTTTCCAAACCGCAATCGTTGGTAAATCTGTAGCAGATGTTTCTGCGGCTTCAGCTTTAAGCTTCTTACAACAACGTTTTGACTATTACAAAAAACTCAAAATGACTAGTAGCTCAAGCGATGCACCACTTGGATATAAGAACGCAAGCATCCAAATTCAAGCTCCATCTATGACCGTGAACGTGGAAGCAAAACTTACAACCAGCATTTACTTCGTAGCAATCAATCTTGCTCTTAGTGCAGTGCAACAATCTGCGTAATTTTTAAGGAGAATAGTATATGGCAATTATTGACGATTCTGGAAGAGGCGGGATTTCCGCTGCAGCATCAAAAGTTATTACCGGTGGTCGATCAGTTGTATCAATTGACAACGGATCAGGTCCACAAGTAATTGGTATTTTTGACTCTTGTCAAATTAGTGAAAGTATTTCTTCTGAAGATATCCATCTTCTTGGTCGATATTCACCAGACGAGATTACATTGGTAAGTTACAATGCCGTTAACGTGGCTTGTACCGGTTTCAGGGTTTATGGTTATGGAGTGAAAGCTCTTGGTCAATTTCCTACATTAAATCAGTTATTGGGTTTGGGCCCTTGCACCATAACTATAGCTGATAGGGAAAATCCGTCTGGGGCTGCTATGGCGACGATCATTGGATGTCTTCCAGATACTAACTCAAACAATTTTCAATCTCGTGCCACGAGCAAAATCAATATAACTTACAAGGGGATAGCAGTAACTGATGAGTCTGCGCCTAATGATTCTGAGGCCGGAGCGGTCTCTCTTCCTTAATATTAGAAAAAATAATAATGTATCACTTTATGCCCTGTATACTTAACTGTATATGGGGCTTTTTATTTTCCGTTTTTGTAATTTTAATTGACTTATAGAGGAAAATACCCTAATCTTATAAGTGTATGAAAAGCAAGAAAATGCCCAACGGTTACTGGACAAGAGAACGAATCCAAGACAAGGCGAATAAACACATTAGGAGAGTAGATTTTATTAAAAGTGATTACGCTGCTTATAGAGCGGCCAAAAAACAAGGGGTAGAATTCTTAAATACAATTTGTTTTCATATGGCCGCCCCTTTGACTGCCAAATATTCGGATGAAGAATTGATTTGTGCAGCAAAATTGTACAATAGGCGCGGGGACTTTAAATCATTGAGCCCCAAAGAATACGGCGCATCTTGCAATAGGGGCAAAGATTTTCTAAATTTAATTTGTAACCATATGGATGCGTCGTTAACTGAAGCCTATTCAGATGAAGAATTGATTGAAAAAGCCAAAAAATACAGCAGGAGAAGCGATTTCTCAAAAAATGATTCTGGCGCTTATATTGCGACCCATAAAAGAGGGTCTATTTTTTTTGAGAACGCCTGTTCTCATATGGAAGCCTCTTTGACAGAAAGTTATAGTACTGAAGAGTTATATGGCATAGCAAAATTACATAATAGACGGGTAGATTTCGAAAAAAACAATCCAGGAGCTTATGCGGCTTCTTGTAAACATAAAGAATACGAATCAATGTGTTCTCATATGGACGATCCTATTACAGAAGCTTATACTTTTGAAGAAGTCCGAGACATAGCATTGTCTTGTAATTCTTATCATGAATTCAAAAAGAAAAGTAATGGAGCATATAAAGCAGCAAAAAGAATGGGCGTGTTAAACGAAATACGTTCCCATATGGAGCAATTACATGGAACTTCCATACCAGAAAAAGAAATGCTTTCCAGTGTATTACTAATACATCCTACCGCTAAAAAAATAAAAGATATGACAGTAAAAATTGAAAGTAAGCCCTATATTAGGGGTTTCGATATTGATATTTTTGTGCCGGAATTAAACAAAGGCATTGAATTTGATGGTACTTATCACCATTCTTTTAAATGCATGAGAAAAAATAAAAACAAAAAACATTGGTCCGATGAAGACATTCGAAACTATCACGAAATTAAAGACGCCTGGTTCCTTTCTAAAGGCATTCAAATCCTTCATATCAAAGAAGAGGATTGGATTAAGGATAAAGAAGAGTGTATTAAGCGATGCTTGGGTTTTCTTTCTAAATAGCCAATCTTAGTCCTATGTCCATAACTCTACCCGATGCATCCACTGCCAATACCGACTCCACAGCAACCAATACGGCTGATGTGGCTGCTGCTGAGGCCACCTTTGTAGCTGATACGACCGTATTGATCAATCAGGCTATTCAGAATGGCTTATTCTTTGTAGAGCCGGTCCTACCTCATTTGGTTACTTCGGCATACGTTACCACCTACTTTCAAAACTTAGGCTATGTAGTTACTTTCCCAATTTTACAACAAAACGGCTACAACCCAGCTTTCGTACCGGGGTTCCCAGAAGTACTTCCTCCAGGCTACCTCAATCCCTTCTTTAATCATGCCTTTCAGGGACCACCTAGAATTAAAATTTCTTGGAATTCTTAATTATTAAGATTTAAGCAATCTTTATGATATAAACTTCTCGATATGGTTCGGGATTTTAGGGTAATGGAAAAGGGTTATGGCAAATGAACGTCAATGGGACGCGGTCCCTCCTGTATTGCTTACGGCAGACGGGGTTACTACTGGACTTATTCAAGTTGCCGATACCATTGGTTTTTATTTTGGTATGCAAGCCACCATTTCCAATAATTCCACTGAAACTACTGTTTTTATCAAAACAGTTATAGACAAAAATACTCTCTGGGTTGGACCAACAAAAAGTGCCCAAGATTACAATGTGGACTTAAGCGCCTATACGGTCGCTAGCGGTTCAAAACTGTCCGCTATGGCTCAAAATAAAACCTCTGTACCTATGGAGGCTAGACTTCAGGCCACTTATGAGACCGACCCAGTCGATGCGTGGCGCGTAAAACACGTAGATCCTTATGGGAAGGCCTATACCAATGACAATCCCTTTCCAGTAGCTTTTGACGGCACTGTGTCAATAGGAGATGTCCATATAATTGGACGCGCTCCAGATAACAATGAATTAGATGTTAATGGCGACGGCAGCATAAACACAGTAAATCTTGCTCAATTAGTACCCAAAGAATTTAACGAGATAGATCTGACAAATTCCGTAATTGCTGGCCAGACAGTTCCTACTGTGGTTACTTATAAATTAGCGAGTTCTATTGTAGCAACTCTTACCTTAACATATGATGGATCTGCGAATCTTCTTAGTGTGGTGAGGACATAATGGGATACAAAGTAGCGCTAAATTATTTTACTGGCGAACTCCAATTAGTTACTACACCATCGTCTTCTGGGTCGGGAGTTATAGGTATAGCTCCTACCACTCCTGGGGCTATTGCTACATGGGTTGATACTGACGCTACTACGATTCAAAATACGCTTACCAATGTACAATCTAGTGGCGCAATAGAATCTCAGGGTTTCATTACTAATCGTCTAGTCTCTGGCACAGTTACTGTTAACTCTACACAAACTTGGATTGCCCCCGCATTAACAATTGAGCCAGGTGGCAACATTGTTATTCAGCCGGGCGGAGAATTAATTTTAATTTAGGATAAGATATGGCAATAGGTTCAATTTTAACATTAGCACCCTTTAGTGCCACACCATCTCCGCCTCCTACTGGCTTCTTTGAGTTATATATTCAAGGTACTACAATTTATTTGCAAGATAGTAGTGGTACGACCTATGCATTTGGTACCACTACGGCCCTTTCTGAATTAACAGGCGATGTCTCAGCGATTGGTCCTGGCTCTGCTGTCGCTACAGTTAATTTTGTAGGCGGTGAAAGTGCTGCGAATATTGCTTCGGCAACTGCAACTGTTTTAAATGCCACAGCAGTCGCAACACCTGGAACTTTAGTTCTAAGAGATAGTTCTGGTAATTTTAGTGCAAATATCATTACAGCTACTTTAAACGGCAATGCTTCAACCGCTACTTCCGCTGTCAATGCTACAAATGCAATTAATTTTACCGGAAGCTTGTCTGGTGACATTACTGGAACCCAATCATCAACTGTCGTTTCCTATGTAGATGCTTACACGGCAGCTCAAGTTGGGGCTTCTGTTGCTCAAACTCAGTCCGCTACAGCTTCCAATACAGCCTCAACTTTAGTCCTAAGAGATGCAAGCGGTAATTTTAGTGCAAACATTATTACCTCTGCATTAAACGGAAATGCAACTACTGCAACAAATGCTACAACAGCCGTTAATTTTACTGGAAGCTTGTCTGGTGACGTTACTGGAACCCAATCATCAACTTCTATTGCTTCAACTATAGTTACCGGAAAGATTTTAACAGGATTAGTTCCTGGTACGAATACTGCAATTTTATCAACCGATTCTATTCTAACTGCTTTAGAAAAACTCCAAGCCCAAGTAAGTGGGGCTTCTGGGACCGCCATCACATCACTAACTGGCGATGTTTCTGCTACGGGACCTGGGGCTGCCAGCGCTGTGGTAAATTCAGTTGGAGGACAAAGCGCCGCTAATATCGCTAATGCCACAGTAGAAGTTCTTAGCGCAACTTCCACAGACACACCTAACACATTAGTTCTAAGAGATAGTTCTGGTAATTTTAGTGCAAACATCATTACCTCTGCGTTAAACGGAAATGTTACAGGAAATCTAACTGGTAACGTTACAGGGAACGTTAGTGGAAGCTCCTCGTCTTTTACGGGATCTTTGTCCGGTGATGTTACTGGAACACAAAGTGCTACATCTATATCTTCCACGATAGTAACTAGCAAAATTTTAACAGGATTTTCTGTTGGAACAAATTCACCCATTATTGCAACTGATTCTGTCTTAGGTGCATTTGAAAAAGTACAAGCTCAGATTAATGCTATCGAGGGCTCTGATGTTACCGCAGTGACTGCAAGTAGTCCATTAAGTAGCTCAGGTGGGGCCACTCCAAATATTAGTTTTTTAACTCAAACAGCAAATACTTTTTTGTCTGGACCTATCAGCGGAGGGTCAGCCTCACCTACTTTTAGGTCGATCGTTTCGGGAGATTTACCGAATCTGTCTAGTATTTATGTTCCTCAAACAGAAGTTGGTGCTGCGAATGGTGTTGCGTCATTAGACTCTAATGCACTCGTACCACTTTCACAAATTCCTCTTTCTCTAATTGCTCCATTTTATGCCGAATATCATGTTAATCCTGGATATACGGGATCTGTATCTACTGGATCCTATAATCAACCATATACCACCATTCAGGCGGCTGTTAATGCGGCTCAAACTTTTGGTGCCGCAAATTCAACCGTTGTTCTTCATGGAACTAGTACGACTGAAAATGTTGTTATTAACAACTATACCTTTAACTTACTGATCGGTTATTTCTTAGCAACAGATGTAGACAATCAATTATTTTTATTAAACGGTAATGTGACCATTAGTGGATCGAGTACAAGGATTCGACTTAGAGATTTTAAAATTCAATATCCAGGCGGTACCCAGCCAGATTTAATTGATAGTTCGCAAGGAAGAAACTATTTCAATAACATGGGATTTGAAGGTGGAGGCGGAATTCAATATACGGGCAATTGGGCTCGCTGGCATGAATTTACCGATTGTACTGTTAGTGGTACAGTGAATATTGCAGGAACTCCTTCAGCTGGATCTTCAATTAGTTTATGGAGAGTTAGAGGTGGAGGTAATTATGTTCTTAATAACTCTAATGCTACGCTTGGACTTTACGATAATTTTAATGTAGGAAACGTAACTCAAACAGCTGGTGTATTAACCATTGATGGTGGGCGAGGTTTTGTACCTGGATCCACAATTTCTTCTACCACAAATAGTAGCTCTGATTTGATGACTATTATAAATGTTTCCTTGGAAACATCTGGTAGTAATTTTGCACAAATTAATAAAACAGGTACTGCACCCTATATCCTTTCCAATGTATTTAGAAATGAAGTTAGTGATGTTCTAACCGGAACTCGTCTTGTTCAAGGTGCTTCAGCTGCAGATGAAAGATATGTTCCCACGACACCGGCAAATTGGCCAGTACCTCCTACCTCTGTTCTTCAAGCACTTGATGAATTAGCGGCGAGTGTTTCTACAATTGGCGGATCTGCTATAACTTCTTTAACTGGTGATGTGGTTGCGACTGGACCTGGAGCTGCTTCTTCTGCTATTCAGGCGAATGTTGTTACAAATGCAAAATTAGCTCAAATGGGAGCAAATACCATTAAAGGCAATAATACTGGCGCTCCCGCAAATGCTGCCGATTTAAGCGTTAGCCAAGTTACTGCGATGTTAAATCCTTTTATTGGGGACACAGGAACTGGAGGAACTCAAGGTTTGGTTCCAGCACCTGCGGCTGGGACAAAAGCTGCTGGAGATTTTTTATCAGCAAATGGCACCTGGACTTATGTTGATCAATCAAGTCCTATATATAGCCCCTTTTCTACTATCGGAATTACGCAATGGACAGGAGCTTTAAACGCTAAATTTGAAAATATTCAAACTTATACCGGAATAGATGGCCATAAACAATATGCAGCAGTAGTTGCTGGAGGATTGGTTGGAACTTTATTTATTTGGGATATTACGAATCCGGCCATCCCAACCCTGTGTTCTTTTGTAACACTCTCTGGTGCTTACAACGTTTCCGTTGCCCAAATTTCTGGGGCTATATATGCTTTCGTTCCTTCTTCTGGTGGATCTACTCTCTATACAATAAATGTTACCAATCCCTATTCATTGACCACCGCTTCTAGCTTGGCAATTTCTGGAAGTCCTGGATCTTTGTATAGTTGCGTATATGCCAATGGATATGTTTATATCGCTACGCAAAATAAAGGATTGACCGTTGTTGATGTTGGTGGCGGATTAGCTGGCGGAACATTAACGGCTCCTATTCAGTCATACCAAGAGGGTGGTACCACAAACAAAAGTGCTGGTGTTGCAGTATTTGGTAACCTTGTGTACACCACAAACTATCAAACTACTTTCCCTGCCACCGTTAGATATCTTAAAACTTGGGAGTTGGCCGCAGGCGGAGGGACTTTAGCTGTTCCATTTTTAGCTAGTACCTATACTATTCCTGGCGGTCCCACTCCTACATCTACCAAGCCAGCCGGTATTGCTATTAGTCCTTCTGGCACCACAGCATACGTTACTGACGGTAATCAAATAGTTATTGACATTATTGATATAACGTCTCCAACTTCCCCAAACTACCTTACTTATATAGCTCCTTCGTATTCTTTAGTGACCAATACTTTAGAGGAAGTAGTTGTTGCGCCTACATTAAATGGAAACTATCTATATGTCCCATCTGGGGCAAACGCCACTAATGGTGGGTGTATAGATCTTTTTGATGTGACCACTCCAGCCTCTCCCCTAAAAATTAAATCTATTTATACCGGTGTGCCAAATGATGTTTTTGGAGGCATAGCACTAAATAATGGATATATCTTTGGTGCTGATTACGGGGTATCTGGAGGATATAGTGGATTGGCAGTATTTACTCAGGCTTTACTAAGCCCCACTTTTGGTTTACCTATTACATCCAATATTCAAGTGGAGCAACTAACTCCCAATACTGCATTAATTGCAAATGTAAATCAACAACTTGCTAGCAGTTCAACAACAGCTACGGAACTCGGTTATGTTCATGGTGTGACTTCTCCAATTCAAGCGCAGATTAATAGTATAACTGGATCGGGTATAACGTCATTAAGCGGAGATGTTGTAGCGACCGGTCCAGGAGCAGTTACTGCCACTGTTCAACCAAATGTAATAACCAATGCTAAATTGGCACAAGCACCGGCCAACACAATTAAGGGTAATAATACGGGATCCACCGCTAATGAGGCAGATCTTACTACCAGTCAAGTGGCTACCATGCTTGGATCTTATTTTGATGCTGCTGGATCTGCATCAACAGTGCAAACAAATCTTAACAATTATATAAATCCAACATCTCTGCAGTTTTCTTGGATCTATCAAAATCCACATTATTATACTCAGATGATATATACAGGTAGTAATGTTACGCAAATTATTTATTGGGATAGTCCTTCAATGACAACACAGCTTTTTACTAAAAATATGACTTATACTGGTAGCCTGGTAACACAGGTAGTCCTCACAAGAATTTCAGATGGCGCAACTTTAACAAAAAATATAGCATACAGTGGAAGTCAAGTTTCTACTGTAACGAGGTCTTAATTATGATTGTAGCAGTAATAAATAATGGGGTCGTAGCACAGATTGTCACTATACCGGATGGTGATCAAACCGGCATGTATAATCAGTTAGCTCAATCTTGTCAGGCAGCGATAGACATAACAAATATGTCACCCCAACCATCGGTTGGTTGGACTTTTGATGGTGCAAATCTTAATTCAAATGGTTCAACTTCAACATGGAAAATAACAAAATTGGCTTTTAATAGTAGATTTCAAGTATCAGAGCTTATGGCCATATTGGCTGCTGCAGCTGGAACTAGCCCACAAGCATTAGAGCTTCAAATCGTAATTCAGAGACAAGGACTTGCTACCTACATAGATCTATCAAGATCCGATACCCAAGCTGGGGTAGAAATACTTGTTTCATTCGGACTAATAACTCAAGCAAGGGCGACCCAAATATTAACCACTCCGCCTACATCGCAAGAAATTTACCAAGGATAAAAATATGAAAACAATACTCGCAAATCTTAATGGATCGGTCCAAACATCATATTCAAATAATGGAAAGACAACTGTTTTTGGTAGGGCTTTTCAAAAAAGCATTAATTCCCAAAACGTTATCGGGCCACAACTTACCCAATGGCTTGACGTACTTCAACTTTATGCACTAAACCCTATTGATGCGTATTACAATCCAAATACCGGACATCTTTTCGTATTGAGTGCTGTGTCAACAACATTAACCGCTTTAAATATATGGGTTCAACTATTTAACTTTTCATCTTCTACCAACTGGGTCCCTACTTATGTTGGAAAAGTAAACCTAAACTTTGCTAACTCGGCAGCTTCTAGTCCTGCAATTAAAGGATTTTCAGTATATGAATCGGGCGGAAATATTACTCCAATTATATCAATAACAGGATCAGTTCCAATTGAAGGAGGTACATATATTGCATATAACTTAACGACATCCTCCTTTACTGTCGGTGGCTCAACCGCATGGGCAGCATCTGGAGCTAGTCAGGCTGGCTATATGTATTTCCTACAAGATTCTTCGGCATTAGGAGTTAACCATGTAGCCACAACTGCTTGGGGTCAAGCCTTACCTCAATACTCTTCTTCTGGAACCGTAAACACTAAAGTCTGGCAGGCTAACGGTAGTTTTGCACTTCCTCAGATGTATTCATGGGATCTATCTTTGGCTCCGTCTGTTGCTGGTACAGTTACAAACGGCATATCAGCACAAACTACATCATACGCAGGAACGTCTCCTGCCGCCTACTTCCAAATGTCGGCTCAAAATGGTTATTCACTTACAAACGGCGATCAAGTAGTCCTTCAAAATGGTACAGGTAACGTACCCACGGGATTTACCGCATGGGCGTCCAATACGTTACAGGTTGCGGCTACTAACGTATATTTTGTTCGAGATTTACAAAATACGTCTGGTAACTGGCAATTCAATCTATCTACCACTTCTGGGGGTGCCGCTGTTGTACCTACATCCTCTACTTCATTGTTCACCATGATGAGGGCGTTTGGAACTTCGTCTTCTATGTTCAATTTAAAGACCGGAGTGTTAACGGCTTTAACGGGCGGGGCAATTGTAAACAACACAATGAACTACGCTAAACCAATCAGTTCTCCTGCCAACACTACTTTGCAAGGCTTGGATTGCATTTCTTTTCAATCAAGTACTGCACTTTATATGTTTAAGATATCAGATCTAACATCTGGAGCAACTACATGGCCGAGCCTACTAACGGCTGGAGTAACAAATACCGGAACTGGTTTAGATGTTACCGCTATTACTACAACTCAAGGAGAGTATTCTGGTTCTGGATTAACAGGAGATTTAGATAATTTTATTTATGTTACCAACGGCTCTACTTTCATTTTAAAGCCGTATAAAGTTCCTGGAACTGCTCTTACTAGCGTATTCGGAGGCACTACTGACACCTATTATGCTGGTCAAAACCCAGTTACTGTTCAGGCCGGTGTTGCGACAATAACTCAAATTCATACAGCCGGAGGATTCTTATTCGTGTGCTCGAACACGGCTGGTCAATCAGGTGTTGTAATTATGGATATGGGATCGGATGCATTATTCGGTTATTCTGGTGTGGTAAGTCCAGTGATAGGAATACCTTCTGGGACTATCTATAAATATATAGATACAATTGAGCAATTATTTAATTACACAGAT